TAGAGTAAATTGAATAGTGCCCCAAGTAGTTATACCTTTAACGTAACGTTGTACGTTAATATGATTTAATCTAACTGCACCTTGAGTTAAATTTACATTGCCTACTCCTTTAATTTCATAAGCCGGGATACCATCAATATACATGATAAATCGGTTAGCCTGTTTCGGCTCGAAGGCGGTGAAAAATATTTCGTTTGGATCTAATATTGCCATGTTATATTTTGTTTATTATAAATATTCTGTCTTTAAAAATTTACGCAGGGAATGTAGCACCTGTTGGAGTAATATTAAAATCAAGATAAATGAATTCAGCGGTTTTAGTCGGTTGTAAGTAAATTTGACCTACCATCTGATTTCTATCTACTACATCAGCTGTATTATTTGAAGCATCCATTACTACTTTAAATGCATATAAACCTTGACGTTGTTGTACTGATTCAAGATATGGGTTAACTTGGCTTAAGAATGCATTTCTTGTTGCTATTGTATTTTGTTCAAATACTAAGTTGTTAGAAACTTGAGAAATAAATGATTTAAGAGCAATTAGCAATCTACGAACATTTACACGATCAAGAGCAGATGCTTTAGTTTGTAATGTTTTTTGACCATATACTACAACACCTTGTCCAGGGAATGTTGCAATTGGATTTACTTTAGATGAGTATAATGTGTCGCGGTTAGCTTGGGATAATTTGCGTTCTGCTCTAATTACTGTACCTAAACCTCCTCTATTAATACCTGCAGGGGCAAACCATGGTTCAGCAACACTATCGTTAAAAGCATACACACCACCAATTAATGTAGAAGCAGGAACCCATATTTCTCGGCCTAAGTCAGGGTCAATGGTTTGAACCCAAGGCCAATATGAAGCAGCATATGATGTATTTCTGCTATTAGCTTCACTGGTTGCAGTAGATACTGTGGATCCATACCCTACTAAATCAAGAACATAAATATTATCTCCTCTATTTTGAGTATTTGATATAATACTAGTTACTTGAGAAGATTGGTATTGATCAAATAAACCAGGAGCTAATAATATATTAAATTTATAATCATCTTGGTTAGCAAGTAAATTAATCATATTATTATAGCTAGCGCTAGGAATACCTTGAATTTTATCTATATTAGCATTACTTAATGCTCCACTAATATTTTGATAGTATAAAAATCCACTAGCTCCATTTATTGTTCCTGTTGCATTTCCAAATGCTCCGGTGGCATTGAGGGGGATAGATGAAGTTAAAGTTGATTTTGCTACTCCGTTATTATCAAAATAATAAGGAGTAGGAGAATTAACGGCATCCACATAAACATATTTTGATTGATTTAGGTATGTTCCATTTTGTTGAATATAATTTTCTGCTGAATTATAAGTAAAATATGTATCTCCAAGTATTCTAGATACAAAATTAGGAGCTGTTGGATCCATAGATAAACCAGTCCACGTTTCTAGTACAATTGGTTCAGTAGTAGAATCATTTCCTTGTCTAATTAATAAATCAAATGTTCCTGAAGAGGTATTTCTGTTAGTTATTTGCCATCTTATATTATCAGATGATCCACTTAATAAAGTGCCATTACTTCCAGCAGGACCATCACTATTCATTATAGTACCTTGAGAAATAGTTTTTAAAGTTAAAGCAGTTGCTGGATCGCCTGCGACTCCTCCACCTACTGTAGCTAAAGTTAAAAGTGTTCCACCAAAGCTTCCTGATGCAAATATTGAACCATTTAAACCATCTACTCCAGAACCAGAGAATGAAGAAGAAATAATGAAATTTGGGGTTCCATTGGAAGAAGTAGCAAAAGTAAATTCACTGCTTAATATTTCATTCATCTTAGTTACTAAATTTTGTACTGAGGATGAAATAAAAGAGCCACCAGCACCACTACCTGATGTAAAGTAATAGAGTCTTGCTGCTGGAATATCTGCTGGAGCGTTTGGGGATGCAAAGAATGTGTATACTAAACTATTAGATCCTGTAATTACAAATACGTTTGCGGATCCACCAAAACTATCAGCACTAAATGAAGCAGCAGGTACACTAGCAGTAGCAAAAGCTCCTGCTGTGGATGTACCGCTGTTAACAATATTGGTACTAGTAGCACTAGTAAACGATCCACTTTTAACTCTTGCTACTAATAACGATGTTCCACCATTATTAAAATAATTGTAAGCAGCAATTGAGGTAAAATAAGTGTATATTTGACTACCACTTGTAAAAGTAGTACCAAATTTATTTTGATATTCAGAATATGAAGTTACAAGAGTAGGTATTTCAACCGGTCCCTTAACTGTAGGGCCTATAATTGCAGCACCAACTGTTACTGGTTGTTGACTTACAAATGATGAATCGTTTTCTCTTGCTAGAACGCCCGGAGATATTAAAGTTTCTGCCATGTTTTTATATTTTTTTGTTGTTTATAAATATGGCAGAGGTTCGTAAAAACTAATCTTTTTTTAAAGAAGGAGTAAATTCTCCTGTTTCGGGATTTACAGACCCAACGCCATATTTATTTGTAATATTTTGAACAAATTCTTGTTCTTGTTTTTGTACATCTTGCAAAAATTGTTCTGCTTTTGTTCTTCTTTGTTCTAAAGAAAATTTAGCAACTTCGATTTGGCCTAATTCTTCAATAACAACGCGACCATTTTGTTGTAATTCTTGTAATGTAGTTAATTCTTCTTGTGTTAATTTTTGATTTTCCATAAATTTAATTGTTTATTATACATATTATAAGTTTAAAAATTTATTAATAGATTCTATAACCTGTTCAGGTTTAATTGATTTTGTGCATTCAAATTGGCGAGGAGTATTTTTATGGTCAGGACACCATTCCCAATCTCCCGCATCTAACATATGTCTGTTAAAACAACCAGTACAAACATTATATTCTAAAGGATAAATTCGTTCACAATCCTGAAATTCAGTGTAAGGATAACTAAAGCCTGATATTAAGATGGTTGGAGTATTTAAAGCCCACGATATCCAACTTAAACCACTTCCCATTCCTATAAATAATGAAGCGTCGCGAATATCAATCATTCTATCTTCTAACGGGATATCAAATCCTGTTTTGTCTATTACTCCGGTTAATGTTCCTCCTAATTTTGAATCGTGCCATTCATCTCCTAAAGGTTCAGCTGTTAACATAACGACTTTATATTCTTTATTATTTAAATAATCTATTATAGCTTGCCACCCACCAGGATAGTTCCAATATTTTGCATGAGCAGAAGCATGAGGAGCTATCACAACATATTTATCTTGAATATCTGTTTTTTTTAAAGGGGTATCTAATATAGGCTTTACTTCTTTATATTGTAAATTTAAAATCTCAGAAGCAGTTTGTTGTAATGGATATCGTTTAAAATCTAAGGGTATTCTATTTAAATCTACTTTATTATTATTATAAAACCATCCTATTTCAAACATAGCGTATATGTCAAACACTTCTGTTCCTGGGTTAGTGAAATTCAGTTGTGGGTAGGATGATTTAAACCACTGGTTATGGAATGTAGAGCATGTAATTTTACAATTCCATTTTTTTCTAAATTCTTCTATGTATGGGAACCAAGCTAAATGATCTCCTATTGCTTTTGAATCTATATGAATATAAACATGTTTTCCTGTAGGATTAAATTTATATTCAAATATTTTTTCATTTGTAGATTCTATAAATGCTTCTATTTTCCAATCAACACAATATTTTATATTGGTGCGAGTCCACATATTATTTGTAATAGTAGCCTCGTGTATAATTTTGTTATTTTTTTGATTAGTAAATATTACTTTATATTTTTCATTTATAGAACCTATAATTTCAAAAAAAGCACCATTGATAAAATTAACCTTAAAGGTATTTTGAGGTGGTTTATTTTTTATGTTTAATATTTGAGTATTATTATACTCTTTAATTAATGTGTCTTTCATATAATTGAATTAGTTTCTTTGAACGATTTAACCAGGATAGCTTTTGAGCAGTGTTTAATGAACTATATCTATAATCAACATAATTATTTATA